CACCTTTGCGTGATTGGCTTGCTGGTATCGGAAAGGCGTTGAAGCAGGACACCCCTGAGTTTGCTCGACTGTATGAAAGACTATTATCTAACGAGGTTGAAGAATGAGCAATAACAACACAAACACAGACATAGATCTTTCGACCCTTCCTCCACTTGGGCAGGTTGGATCTGGCGGGTACACACTTCTCCCTACGGTCAAGTTGCCTAAAAGAACTGCCAAAGGTGCAGACAAATCCATCGGGACAATCCCCGCTGAAGACATTATTTCAGCGTCAGCAGGAAACAAAGATTTTGTTTATATCGGTCAGAACCTTGTCAACAATTCTGGTGTTATTGCCCGTGGTCAATACTCAGAAGATGAGGCTTATTCGGAGTTAGCAAAACTTGCCCCTGCCGAACGTCGCCAGTTACAGAACCTTTTGTATTCGGTCGGCGCGTATGGCAGCTCTAAGCCTTCACGATCTGGGTTTAATAGTTCTGACTTCTCTGCCATGCGTGAAGCAATGTTGTATGCCAATGCCAAGGGTGTAACGCTTGATGTTGCTACTTCGATGATGGCAACTGAACTTGGTGGTGGCATAGGCGGTGGCGGTGGACAGCGTGTCCGTACCACCGCAAAGCAGGATCTTCAGACTGTGTTCCGTCAAGTGTCCGGTCAGGTTCTTGGTCGCCGTTTGTCCGACTCTGAGGTTGAGAAGTTTGTGAAGGCTTATAACCAAAAAGAGATTTCGGAAGCCTACGGCGGTGAGGCCGCACCACAGGCTGATGTCGCTGCTATGGCCCAGATTGAGTCTGCTGTCCCTGAAGAAGCAGGGGCTGTGGGGATGTTGAAGTTGAGCAATGTTATTGATAGTGCAATTAAGGAACTTGGATAATGGCTGAGACATCGTTAGAGAAAAAAATCAAAGCGGCGAAACAAGAACTTGATGGTTTTACGCTTGTCGGCAATGCCGAAACAGGTCAATACTTAAAAAACGGTACAGAGATTGACTACTACGACTGGTTGACGGCTAGGGGAGCAGCGCAAGAAAAGTTAAATAAATTAATTGCTGCTAGTGGTGGAATTGAAAATGTCAACAGACTTATTGCTGGCATTGAATCAACCAACAACAGGCTGAACGCCTCGCTCACTAAGGGTACGATTAAAGGTCGATCAGTTGTTTTATCAACACAGCAAACGATAGAACAAAACAAAGCCCGTATTGCAGTTTTGAGAGGTGTTGGTCAGCAATTTTCTGAAACACCTGAACAGCCTGTTGTTTCCCCAAGAGTTTCAACTGCAAGACCTGGAGATGTTGCATCACCGAGCCGAGCAAAGCAAGGGCCTGTCCAAGGTCCATTCGCTGATGGTCAAACAACATCGTCTTCTTTTGATCCGAATAAACCAAAGCCAAAAACTTCTTCAAATAGAACTGGTGGTGGTGGACCCACTAAGCCAGGCATGGCACCAGGAGACACCACGGTCAAGGGCGGTGTCAACTACACATGGGACGGAACCAAATGGGCTAAGTCAGGAACAGGTTCTTTTGAAAAGACTGAATCGACGTTCCGCAAGATGTTCCCATCACAGGCATGGTTGCTTGATTTGGATCGTGGCAAATACCCGAAACTGTTTGAACTTATTCGCCGTGCTGTCGATGGTCGGATGTATGAAACATCACAAGGACTTGAGCGTTTTGCTGCCGAACTAAAGAACACTGACTTCTACACGGAACTTGCAACCACCGACAAGATCCGCCAAATCAAGGCTGTCACCGGCGACCTTGGGTTTGAAGGATCAAACTTCAACAAGTTCCTCACCACCTCAATGAACATGGGCTGGGAAGGCGACACTCTCAAGGCTGAAACCTACAAGGAAGTTTTCCGCAAGGACGACCAAGGTAACTACATCAACACGACAGCGGTGCAACGCGCCAAGAAATCAAACGATTACCTTAGGGTGGTCAACGTCGGCAAGGCGTACTTTAATACGATTTCTGAATCCACTATTGAGAGTCGCCTGACCGGTGTACTCAACGATGAAGACATCCAGCGTCAACAGCGTGAACTAGCAAAAACCAAATACGCCCATCTTGGGAATCTCATTGACCAAGGTTTCACTCTTGCCGATCTTTCATCAGGGTTCAAACAACAAGCTGCCCAACTCCTTGAAAAAGACGAGAACGCTATTGACATGAGCCAAGCAGATTTTGAAGCGGCCTACAACTACGGCGAGCCAGGTCAGAAACGAATGATGACCAACGGCGAATGGGAGATCATGCTTCGCAGTAACGCCAAGTTTGGTTGGGACAAAACAAACAACGCTAAGGCTGAGGCTCGACAACTTGCCTCTAGTATCAGTCAAGCCTTCGGAAAGGTTATCTAATGGAAGACCAGTCAGCATTTGACATTCTTGCCGAAACACTCAAATACTACGGTTTGGTCACAGACACAGATCAGACATTGCTTAACGATGTGAAGACCGCATGGCTCGGTAAAACCATTGGGCCTAATTCAAGCATTGATGATGTCGGGATTCAGTTGCGTAACTCTGCTGCTTTCCAAGCCCGTTTCCCAGCCAACAAGCAACTTCAGGCACAGGGCAAGCCACAGTATTCTGTGAGCGAATACCTCCGTCTTGAATCTTCATACAAGGCACGGTTGCAGGAAGCCGGTATGCCCGCAGGTTTCTACGACCAGCCTGACGATTTCCAAAACTTCATTGCCAACGACGTGTCCCCCGATGAGGTGGGCGCACGGGCGCAGTTGGGATATCAGGCTGTTCGACAGTCAAGCCCTCAAGTGGTTGCAGAGTTCAAGCGTCTGTACGGCGTTTCCGAAGGCGAACTGGCTGCGTACTTTATTGACCCGACCCGTATGCGTCCAACCTTTGATCGTTACGAAGCAGAGCGTCAAGCCCGTTCCGCCCAGATCGCAGCGCAAGCAACCCAGCAGGCAGGGATCACAGTGGGTCAGCAACAGGCTGAAGAACTTGCCCGTGCCGGTGTCACACAAGAACAAGCACAGGCAGGCTTTACCGCTTTGGGCGACACACAAGAACTATTCCAAACGTCGCTCGCAGGTGAAGAACAAATCACCCAGCAAGAACAAATCGCAGGAACCTTCAACACGAACGCTGAAGCCCGCCAAAAGATTGCAGCTCGCAGGCGTGGACGACAAGCAGCATTTGAAGCAGGCGGTGGATTCGCCACAGGTCAAACAGGTGTCGCAGGTCTTTCTACTGTAGGGCAGTAGCATAAAAAAAATACCTGTGTTACTGTAAGTCCGATCCCGATGGGAAGACACATAGGAAACCCCCCGTGCCTATGTCGTAAATAGGGGTGTAACAATTTAACGCAGCCACCACAACCCTCCAGTGTGGTGTGGGCAGAAACAGGAGTGTGCCAAATGTCAGAGATCGACTACGAAGATTACTCGGACGACGACCAGCAAGAACCACGCAAGGACCCAGTCCGAGCAAGGCTCAAGCAGTTGGAAAAGCAGAACGCAGAACTAAGCCGGTTGGTTGAACAAGCCAACTCAGCACAGCGGGAACTGACTTTCACCAAGGCAGGGATCAACCCTGACGAACCAAGGTTTAAGTATTTCCTCAAGGGCTACGACGGTGAACTCACTGTGGATGCAATCCGACAGGCCGCAGAAGAAGCACAGTTGCTTACACCCCAGAACCCAGTCAATGACTCGGATAAGGCAGCATGGCAGCAGTCCAACAGGATTGCAGCTGGAGCCGAATCAGGATCAGATGGGCCTTCATGGATGAAGCGAATCGCAGACGCTGGTTCCGAGGAAGAATTGATGGCGGTTTTCGCTGAGGCGCAAGCCCAAGGCATTGACCTTGGATCAATTTAACCCCTCTACCTATTAAGGAAAAAACCAAATGGCTGACTATTACGCAGCAGAAATCGGCACCGCCAACCTTTCGGTTGATCAGATTGCCTTTGAAAAGATGGCATATTTTGCCCTCCGTCCAGAGATGTACTTTGACCAGTTTGCAGATGTTCAAGCAACAAATGCAACGAACCCTGGTTCATCTATCAAGTTCACCGTCTTCGCTGACCTTGCAGCAGCTACTACTCCTCTTGGCGAAGCCGAGGATGTAACTCCTGTTTCAATGTCTGACAGCCAGGTCACCGTTACTCTTGAGGAGTATGGTAACGCCACTGTCACCACAGCGAAGTTGCGCGCATCTTCATTCATGCCTGTTGACCCAGTTGCAGCTCAGGCTGTTGGTTACAACGCTGGTTTGTCAATCGACACCATCGCTCGTAATGTTGTTCAGGCTGGCGACAATGTGATTTACGCAACCGGTGGTGCTGTTGATCCATCAAGCCGTACAACGGTTAACGCAGATGACACCCTTGCAGCTAACGATGTCCGTCGAGTCGTCGCTCAGTTGCGTGGTGCAAATGTGCCAACCATCGGTGGTTCATATGTTGGCTTCATCCACCCCGACGTGTCTTACGACTTCCGTTCGGCAACCGATGCAGCAGCATGGCGTACCCCAGCGAACTATGTAAATCCTGAAGGCATTTACAACGGTGAAATCGGAATGTTTGAAGGCGTTCGCTTCATGGAGTCCTCACGCGCTCCATTGTTTGCTAACGCATCCAACAACTCCGGTTCAAGCGGAACAATCGACGTGTACGGCACATTGATCATGGGTCGCCAGGCTCTCGCTAAGGGTGTTTCCCTTGGTGGCGAGTACGGCGCACAGCCAACGATCGTGTACGGCACAGTGACCGACCTCCTCAAGCGTTTCCGCCCTGTGGGTTGGAAGCACTTCGTTGGTTACGGTGTGTTCCGTCAGGAAGCCCTCCGTCGCATCGAGTCGGCTTCGTCCATCGGCACAAACGCCTAATAATTTCCGACAAGGAATTAGCAGAAACCCCCTGCCTTCGGGCGGGGGGTTTTTGTTTGTGTTACGATAAATACACCAACCCGATTTGGAGGAAAAGATATGGCCGCTAAGAAGGCTCCCGCAAAGAAGATGGCAGCGCCTAGAAAGCCTGCTCCTAAAAAGACAAGCAATGTCGGTTCTGCTAACGCAGCGGAAAAGCGCGCTATGGATAAGAAGAAGTCTTATTCCATTGCAAATCGCACTGATGCTGCTGGTCGTTCAGGCATGGGCGAAACCTTGACATCAAATGTTACCTATAAGGGGAAGGGTTATGGGAATATGCCTGCATCTGATACTGCTGCTGCTGCTGCTAGGGCTTCTAGTGCTGCTACAAGTGCTGCTAGAGCTGCTGCTAAAAAAGCAGGCAAATCAGCCCTAATACCTAGTAGGTCTGGAGATGCTTATTACAAGAGTTTACGCAATGCTCAAAAGGCTGCAGGTTGGCGTATGGACCCAGATAGACCTGGCGTTTATGTACCACCGAAGCAGAAGCCAGCATCTGCTGCGGATTTGCGTAAGAGGGAAGAACGAACCAAGGTAATTGCTGCAGCTCGTCGGAAGCGTTTAGGCAAGTAGTTCTTTCTAAGCAAAGCCCCCTGCTTCGGTGGGGGGCTTTTGCTATTCTCAACGCATGGCAACATTCAGTCCCCCAACAGACAACCTTGTGGCATGGGCCGACCGGTACGAAACAGGGATCTTTGCGGCGTTACGCCCTGGGCGACGTGGACGCAATGTGTTTAAAAAGACAGACGGATCGTTTACTGAGAACCAGCCGTTTGACCCAGCCGAGATTGCTATCACCTACCACGGTGGTCATGTCCACACGCTGACCGCACAGGAAGAAGCAGACCTTAGGGATGCTGGCTACGGAGATTACATAACAACATGAAACACAGAGAGACACATCCAGGTTTGGATGTTGAGGGGTGCTTTGGATGTCGAGTTGCCGGTGTCAGTTTTGGTGCCAACGAATCAACCACCCGTGGGGCGCAAGTGAAAGCGATCAACCAGCGGGAAAAAGGTTGGAACCGTGATATGCCTGCGTATAAGCGTTTGCGTGAGCAGGGTTTGCAACCACGCCAAATTGACGGGGCTGCGGTATTGGAATCTTCTGCTACAGAGAAATGGCAGATTGAAGGCACAACTGTTGCTGAGGCTAAGCCGGTCAGTTCAGAGTCGTGAACTATCAGTCTTGGCGGGGGTGTGAAGACCCGAAGTTTGGCTATGGTTCAATGCTTGAAGGGTTTGTCACGTCGCTTCCTAAGACGGTAAGCCTTGATCCGTTGGCTTCGACTGATGTCTATATGGGTACCCCTGATGGCGCGGGTGGCTGGCATGAAGGTCAGCACCGTGCGTGTTTCACAATGTGGGAGACAGATACTTTGCCTGAGTATTTTCTGCGTTGGCTGCCGAAGTATGACCAGATCATTGTCCCGTGTGAACATAACCGTGAGTTGTTTTCACGCCACCATGACAATGTGAGTGTTGTGCCGTTGGGTGTTGACCATCGGTTTTGGCGACCGATAGAAGTGGAACAGTCAGAGACTTTTCGGTTTCATGCTGGCGGATCGTTGTGGTTCCGTAAAGGTTTAGACATTGTGGTTAAAGCGTTCACAGCGTTGGGGTTACCTAACAGCGAGTTGCATATCAAAGCTGCTCCTCATGCCCGTGATACTCCTGACCGGTTTCCACCGAATGTGGTCATGCACCGTAATTGGATGACGATGGAAGCCCAACGGGAATGGTTCAACAAGGCTGATTGTTTTATTGCTGCGTCCCGTGGCGAAGGGTTCGGTCTGATGCCTTTGCAAGCCATTGCGTCAGGTATCCCTACAATCCTCTCAGACAGCACAGGACAGTCCCAGTTCGCTCATTTAGCCTTTGGGGTAGTTCCGTGTGGCAAATCCAAAGCAGAGTCTGTGGGGCTGTGGGACGAACCAAATCAGGCCGTCCTTGAAGAATTGATGGTCGAGGCGTACAACAACCGAGAAGCAAACCGTATCCGTGCAGCCAGTCAAATCTCGGCAACCAAAACATTCTCATGGGCTAACGCCACCAAGAAACTCATAGCCACCCTGCCCACCGGTGAACTACTAGACAACCCAACCCACATCCCAGCAATCGTGATAATCCCCATGCAGGTACGTCGCAAAGTCAACGCCACCATTGGCAACAAACATTGGCTGATGACACCAGGTGAAACCTACGAAGTACCCGAAGATGTCCATCGAGTCCTTACCGAATCAGGGGCTGCGGTTTAGTGTAAGATACCCCTGTTATGGCGCAACCAGCAGATCAAGATCTCATCATTACCCGTGGCGACACCGAAACGATTGTTGCCACCATCCAAGATAGCAACGGCACAGCCATCAACATCACGGGTCGTACCTACCGCGCACAGATCCGATCTACGCAGGACTCCACCACAATCAAAGCCTCCTTTACTTGCACTGTCACGTCGGGGGCAAGCGGGCAGGTTACTTGTGTGTTGGCAGCTGCCGACTCAGCCACACTTACCGCTGGTAACTACTTTTGGGATCTTGAAGAAAATGCCAGTGGGGTCATCTCGACCATTCTCGCTGGGAATGTCACGGTTCTTGCTGATGTGACGAGGTAGCGATGGCTACAACAAACATCACAATTAATCGTGGTAGCGCAAACCCTGCTAGTTACGATCTGACCGTCACCAGATCAGATGAATCTGTTGGCGTGTTGCTTGTTCCAGCAGTAACCGTTACAAATGTGACGACTGCTGTTACCGTTGTTACTACATCTAATTCAGGACCACAGGGGGCTACAGGTGCTACAGGACCAACAGGATCGCAAGGACCAACAGGTTCTACAGGAACTACGGGTTCAACTGGGCCGACTGGCTCAACTGGATCAACGGGACCCACAGGTGCGACAGGAACGACAGGCTCTACTGGCGCAACTGGATCTGTTGGTCCAACGGGACCCACTGGACCCACAGGTGCAACAGGAAATACAGGAGCAACAGGAGCAACTGGGGCTACAGGAACCACTGGTAATACTGGTGCAACGGGGGCTACTGGAGCGACAGGTTCGACGGGTCCCACTGGTAATACTGGAGCCACGGGTGCTGTCGGGGCAACAGGCCCTACAGGTCCAACGGGTGCTACAGGATCGACTGGACCAGTCGGTGCTACAGGGGCGACCGGTGCGACTGGCGACGTGGGTGCGACTGGGGCTACGGGTGTACAAGGTCCAACTGGACCAACAGGTGCTACTGGTGCAACGGGGAGTACGGGTGCGACTGGTGCCACCGGTGCAACTGGTGCGACGGGTGCTGACTCAACGGTTCCTGGTCCTACAGGTCCGACTGGCGCAACTGGCTCGACTGGGTTAACAGGAGCCACTGGCGCAACTGGTGCCGACTCAACCGTCCCAGGTCCTACTGGGCCTGCTGGTGCCACAGGAGCTGCTGGACCAACTGGTCCTACGGGTGCTACAGGTGCTACGGGAGCAACTGGGGCTACGGGTACATTCTCAAACGCCCAAACTTTAAACGCACAAACAGGTACGACATATACCCTTGTATCTGGCGATGCTGGGAAAATGGTGACACTCAGCAATGCGTCTGCAATCACTGTCACCGTCAACGGTACAACAGGTTTAACCGCTGGTCAGGCTATTGATCTTCTGCAAATCGGTGCAGGTCAAGTAACAGTTGTTGCTTCTTCAGTCACCGTCAATTCAACGCCTGGTTTGAAGTTCCGCGCTAGGTATTCAGCAGCCACACTGTTTTGTGTTGGCACTAACGATTATGTGCTTATTGGCGATTTGAGTTCGTAATGCCAATCAGACACGGGTTTATTGCTTCGTCTGTTGCACTGGCACCAACGGTTTCTTTATCGGCTGCAACCAACTTCAACCAATCAATAGCGACGTTAAACGCAACTGTTAGTGCGAACTTCTACTCAACAACAGTCAAGTTCCAATACAACACAACCAATAACTTTTCTTCATTTACCGAGGTAAACGCTGCCACTACGCCGATTACCGGTCAAAGCGTTTCTTCATACGCCAACATCACTGGCTTGTCTGTTGGTACTACATATTATTTCCGTTGTGTAGCAACAAATGCTATTGGCACAACCACCACTTCTTCATCGTCGTTCACTACCTGGTCGTTGCAAACATTTAGCAAAACATCGACAGGGACTTGGAACTTCACCATCCCAACAGTCACCCCAACTGGCGGTTCTATTGTTGTCCCATCAATTACTTCTGTCCAGTTAGTCGGCGCAGGTGGTGGTGGATATAACCAAGGTGGCGGTGGCGGTGGTGGTGCGGGCTATGCGTCTGCATCATTAACTTTTGCTAGTGGTTCAAGCACGGCGATTTCTGTGGTGGTCGGAGCAGGTGGCGGTGGTGCATCAGCAGGTGGATCATCTTCTATCTCCAACCTTGGAGTTTCAGCTGCAGGTGGTTCTGGTTCAAGCACTGATATTTACACTGGTCGTGCTGGATCTAGCGGTTCAGGGAACCTTGGCGGAGTTGGTTATGGAGCCAATGACAAGAACGGCGCATTGATTGCATGGGCAGGCGGCGGAGGCGGAGGCAACGCAGGTGGCGGTGGCAACGGCGATGGAACAAATGAAATTGGTGGCGGTGGCGGTGGAGCATCTTCCTGTACTTACGGTGGTGGAACATTCGGCGGTGGCGGCGGTGGTGACGGACGCAACGGTAACGGCGCAAGTGGTGGCGGAGACTATGGTGTTGGTGGTCAAGGAGAAGGAAGCGGATCTGGTTCAGCAGGTCGTGCGTACTTCCAATACTACGCAAGTACGGCATTAGCATGATTCAAACACAACCATTCTCAACAACAATCCTTACAACACACAGAGGATTCTTCATCCTTGACAAACTCCCCAAGTTTGCAACTGAAGTGGATGTGTGGATTCAAACACCAGCAGGTAACGAATCAGTTGATTTCATTGATGTATTTGTTTTGCACGATGGAACATTGTTGGCTGCGTGGGTGCATCCGTTTCAAAAACTTCCGCTTCACAATCTGATTGCGTTCTGTAATGGCGTAACCCAGCCATTAAACCTTTACCCACTTGAACGAATCATTGATATTTATGATCGACCACTAGACGCAGGGCTTGGAACATTTAGTTTTACAAAGTCTGTCCCTGTTGGCAGTGGAGATTGGCGTTGCGACCGTGGTATGTACGGGGCAATTCAATTCACTAATGACAATCATTCCCGTGTTTTGGATGAAGTAAATCAAATTGTTATTTACGAATCATTCTTAGGGGTGAACGGTATAGCCCATCTTGTATATCTTCAAGCAACAGGTAAGACACAGATCGCTGAAGAAAAAATTAACAACAGCATTGCCCCCGTCACTGGCCGCACTCTTCAGGAAACTATGCGCCTCATCTACGAATGGTCAGTCCTCGCTGAAGAACCATTCAATAGTACAGATGACGCAGCCATTGCATCTAAGACATTCCTTAATTCCCTTGGGTTCACCACCGAGGAACGCACAGCCCTAGCCTCTCTGCCCCCTATGCAGATCAGTAACTACCTAGCAGGTAGCGAGACAGCGCGGGTTCGACCATCAAACATCCCCGCCTTAGATGACGCAATCAAGACAATGGTGTTCAAACGCATGGCTTCATCTTCTCTATCTGCCTTGTTCAAGATTCACGGCATTGAAGACACTTACGGTCTTGCTTCGCTAGAACAATCAGAACTTGACGCTGGTATCCAAAGGTTTAACGACTACTACACCGAACCTGTTAGCCCCGCCGACAAGCCGTTCTTTGACAATCAAGTAAGATTCTTCAGGAACAAACAAACTGTTCTGAATCTTTAGGAGGGGCTATGAAAATAGCGGTCTATACAATCGCTAAGAACGAGATAGCCCACGTCGCACGATGGGCCGAATCCTGCAAAGAAGCAGATCATCGGTTCATCCTTGACACCGGATCAACTGATGGCACACGCCATGCAGCTATTGACTTAGGCATTGATGTTATGTCCCGCCAGTTTGACCCGTTCCGATTTGACCATGCCCGCAACTTCGCCCTTGCCTGCCTACCCCACGACATTGATCTGTGTGTCTCGCTAGACATGGACGAGGTGTTAACCCCAGGTTGGCGACAAGAACTTGAATACATCGGGGTTGGGGCAAACCGTGTCACCCACAAAGTTGTCACCACCTTCAACGAAGACGGATCAGAAGGACAGTCATTCACGATTGGTCGAGTCCACGGTCGTCATAGCCACACATGGAAATACCCGATCCATGAAGTCCTTATGCCTGTCTCCAGCGAGGCTTCTATCTACAGCGACAAGTTCGCTATTCACCATCACCCCGACAACAACAAGTCTCGTGGACAGTATCTAGAGATGTTGAAGTTGGCAGCCGCAGAACAACCAAACGATGAACGGCTTCAGTTTTATCTAGCCCGTGAATACTTCTTCCACGATGAATACGCAATGGCTCAACACCATTTTTCTCGCCACCTAGCCATCTCCCAGTGGAACCCAGAACGGGCATCATCCCACCGGTACATGGCAAAGATGCGACCAGACTCTGCGGAACACCACCTGTACAAAGCGGTAGCCGAAGATCCGACCCGACGTGAAAACTGGGTGGCGTTAGCCAGCCTGTATTACCACCGTGCAGACTGGATTCGTTGCGCGTCATCCTGCGAAATGGCATTGGCGATCACAGAACAACCAACTGATTATTTCTGTGAGGCTGAAGCATGGAATTGGTACCCGTATGATCTGGCAGCTATTTCTAATCATCACCTTGGGGACAAGGAGAAAGCATGGGCGTATGGCTCCGAGGCTTTGTCCCGAAACCCACAGGATGAACGGCTTCAGGCGAACCTCACATGGTATCGGCTATGATACGGCTGTCCCGTATTTAAGGAGCAACAATGCCAAAGGTCGGAAACAAAGAATTTCCATACAACGCTAAGGGAATGGCTATGGCTAAGGCTGAAGCCAAGAAAAAAGGCATGAAGATGGACAACACCAAGAAGGCCCCAGTTCGTAAGGCCAAGGCTAAGAAGAAGTAGTGGCAACACTAGGAACGGTTATTGACCGTACTGTACGACAGTTGTTGTCAGGGACGGTAGAGGAACGCAACAAACTAGCTGCGTCTGTTTCTGCGACCGCCACAACAGTTAGCGTCCAATACGACATGAAGGGCATCCGTGAAGGTGTCGTCATTCAGGTTGACGCTGAACTCATGTATGTATGGGAAATCACTGTCGGCAACAAATCAGCAGTTGTCGAGCGTGGCTGGAACGGAACCACAGCGGTAGCCCACGCCAACAACAGCATCGTGGTTGTCGATCCGAAGTTCCCCCGCAACCAAATCATTGAGGCAATCAACGCCGAACTGGACGACCTTTCATCCCCGATGAACGGCCTATTCCAAATCAAGACTATGGACATTGATTACAACGGTTCATGGACAATGCTCAACATCCCAACCACAGACACAATCATTGACTTGATATCAGTGTCTAGCCGGTATTTAACAACTGAATACCAGCAGATCCGCAGAGTACGCCTCATCCGTGACCTGCCAAACGATGACTTCAACTCAGGCTATGCCCTCAAGTTTGACGAAGATGTTTCAACCAGCCGAATCCACATCGTCTATAAAACACCGTTCACAAATGTTTCTACCGAATCACACAACATTCAAAACATGACAGGGTTGCCATCGTCTTGTGAAGACATCTTGATCATCGGCGCACAGATCCGTTTGGTTAACCCACGGGAAGTGAAGCGCAACTTCACCGAATCACAGGGGGATACACGTCGTGCTGAGGAAGTCACAGCCGGTGCAGTGTCAGGATCTATTACGAACCTGATGCGTATGCGCCGTGACCGTATCACCGCTGAAGCTGCAAAACTGCAACGCCAATACCCCACCATCCTTTCAAGGATTTAACCGATGTCGGTGACTACCTTCACCTTGCCGTATGCAGGGACACCGCCGTACTTCTCAGGCACCTCGACATCTTCGCTGGTTCCTAACATTTTCCCTGTTGCTATTGACGGTCGCCCGTACATGATTGATCAACGGTCAGGCAAGTTTCAGCGTGGCTATGAACAGCGTGTTCGTGATTCAACGGACGATTCCACAACCCCTGGTGAGGCAGCTATTAACCCTGGTGGTTTATGGCGACGTGGGCAGGACTCTTGGCATTTGGGTTCGGGTCAAATCTATGCGGATGTTGCCGAGTCTCAGGACTATCGGTTCTATAAGTCCAAAGGTGTTAACCCTTGGGTGAAGGGTCAGTTGTCGTTGTTGAACACCACAAAGATTTCATTATCTTCTGCTGCCACTTCTCAGCACATGGTTGTGCAGGATGGCCGTGTGTATGTATCTCTTAACGGCGATGTTAAATACACAACTAATCCATTTGCATCTAGCCCTACATGGACCGACTGCACCGGTGAACCTGGTGGTTCATGTCAAGCAATGGCTACCGATGGCAATGATGTTTACCTTGCTTTCCCTTCTGATGGGGTACGCAAGATTGATACATCAGCAGCTGCAGGAACAATTAGTGGCACAAAGTTTGTCAACAGCAACGACAACTACTATATGTTGGGCTTCGCTAAGAACTTTATGTGGGGCGCACACGACCACAAGTTAAGGACT